CTGCTAGTGGTACTATAACTAGTAAAATAGTAAGATTACCAAATGGAACAACCGCTGATGGTAGTAGTAGTAATAATAATTACTTTTCTAAAATAGCTACATTTGCAATAACTAGTGGTCAAAGTTATGATGATATAAGAGTTGTTTTAGATATAGTAGGCGAAGAAACATCTGCTAGTGCTTATGCTAAAATAGGTATAACAATAAGAAAAGACGCGTCTAGTAACACTACACCATCTGTAGCTGACATACATGTCTTAGATATAATGAACGCTAACGATATTGACTCTCAAATTGATTCTGATTCTTTTTACTTAAAATATAATAGTAGTACTGCACAAAGCGTAGATCTTTACATGAAGAAGAAACTTACATATGGTAAGTTTAATATATTTGAAAAAGTAAAAAACACAGAGGACTGGGTAATAACTTATTACACAAACTCAGCTTGGGTTAGTAGTTTACCTATGACTTCTAATACTGTTCAGTCAAAACACACTAGTGGTACAGTTATGACTACACACGCTTTTCAAACAACTGGGCAAAGCGCAGGTTTTATACCTTTAAAAGGTACTACTCCTACGCAAGGGGCTCAATACTATAGTAAATTTCAACCACCATCTGGAGGTGTATTAGAAAGAATAACTTTAAAAAATACAACAAGTACAAGTGGCGTTGTTGTTAAAGTTTACGGAGGAACAACAGCAAGTTCACAACTTTACTCATCAAATACTTTAAGCTTAACATCAAATACACCTTATAGCATTAATCCAAATGTACTTATAACAGATACAGATTCTATAGCTATAAATGTAGATCCTGGTAGTTCTAACGCAACAAGACAATGGCAAGTAACTTGCTGGTATAAATTTTAAAATATGGCAACATTAAACGACAATATAAGATCTAAGAAGTTATTTAAAGAGGCTTCTAGTAAATCATCTGCAGAGAAAAATTCTAGCGGAGAGATAGAATTACCATCAGCTATATTCAATGAGCTTGATGCTGCTTCTGATATGTCAGAGCTTTATAATGATCACGCTGTGTTTAGCTACACTAAGTTTTTATTAAAAGAAATAGAAAACATGAGGTTAGATATAGAAGAGCTTCACTCTTTTATAGATGACGCTTTTGGTAAAGACTCTTCATCTGCCTCATCAAAAGGTAGCAAAGGAGATAAAGGTGATACCGGAGCAGCAGGATCTAACGGTAGTAATGGATCTAACGGAGCAAAAGGAGATAAAGGAGACACAGGTTCTGCAGGTGCTGCCGGAGCAAAAGGCGATAAAGGTGATACCGGTTCACAGGGACCAAAAGGTGATAAAGGTGATACTGGATCCGCTGGAGCTAAAGGTGATAAAGGTGATACTGGCTCAGCTGGCTCAAACGGTTCTAACGGTTCAGATGGTAGCGACGGTGCTAAAGGAGATAAAGGAGACACTGGAAGTACTGGGCCACAAGGAGCAACTGGACCACAAGGAGCAACTGGCGCAGCTGGTAGCGATGCTTCGGTTAGTGGAGCCACTAGTAATCAAGTAGTAGTCGTAAACTCTAAAGGATCAACTGTTACTTTTGAAATTAAAAACGGATTAATAAAATCAATAAAATAATACGCATGACAATAGCTTTTTAATTAAACAGCTATATATGTAATAATTATACTATGCAATAGTGCATGATTAACAATTAAATTAAATAAAATGGCAAAAAAAGAAAAAGTAGTAGACTTAGCACCTTCAATTAAAGAAGAGCAGCTAAAAGAACTTCAAGAAGTAGTTGGTCAAATACAACAAGCTCAATCTAAATTAGGTCAAATGGAAACTCAAAAGTTTGGGTTATTAACAATGACACAAGATTTACAGATGAAGCTAAGAGGTGTTCAACAAAAACTAGAAGAAGAATACGGCAAAGTGTCGATTAACATTCAAGATGGTACTATAACAGAAATAGAAGATGAAGCTGATAAGAAAGATTAGTATCGGCAAAGATTATAAAAATGAAGCTATGCACTACTCCGTAGGTCAAGAGGTCTACGGAGGGCATACTATTTGCCACATAACAGAGGAAGACGAAAAGTTCAGTATATTTATTAAAAAAAATGACGAGGTTTTACCTTGGAAAGACTTTAATAAAAATATGGCTGTAGCTATTGAGTACAATTTAGAGTATTAATGAAAAGTATTTTTGACTTTGTTGTAGAGCCTGTTGGTTCTAGATATAACAACACTAAACAAGTTGGAGGTAAGAAACTTATACTAAACACTCAAATATTTACACATCAAAGCGTTAATAGGCTAGCAATAGTTAAAAGTACACCAATAACAGGTGACACTAATATTAAGGTAGGTGATCAAGTTATTGTTCACCATAATGTGTTTAGAAGATACCACGACGTAAGAGGTGTGGAAAAAAACGGTAGAAGTTATATAGATGATAACAATTATCTATGCACCTTTGATCAAATATTTTTGTATAAAAATAAAGACGGATGGAAAGCACCTAAAGGTTATTCATTTGTCAAACCTATTGAATCTAATGATATTTTTAATCTTAACAATGAAAAACCATACGTAGGAATATTAAAGTTCCTAGATGAAACAATTAATACTGTTTTTGAGGAAGGTGATTTAGTTGGATTTACACCCAGCAGTGAATATGAATTTGTTGTAGACGGTGAAAGACTTTATAGAATTAGATCTCAAGCATTAACTATAAAGTATGAATATCAAGGAAACGAAAAAGAGTATAATCCAAGCTGGACATAAAGCAGTTGAGGAACTTATAAAAGTAGCAAAAGAAGCTATAGTTGACTCAGGAGATGATATAACTGCTGATAGACTTAAAAACGCGGCAGCAACAAAAAAGCTGGCTATATTTGATGCTTTTGAAATACTGACTAGAATACAAGAGGAAGAAGATATACTTAACAATAAACCTAAAAAAGAAGATGAAACAAAATCTTTTGGTGGTTTTGCAGAAAGAAGATCTAAGTAATGTACGAGCAAAGTCTTTATAAGGTTGTAGAGCCTATAAAAATAAACACGATTAAAAGACTTAACAAGTCTAAATCTTGGAAATATGGATATAATAAAGAACACGATGTTGTAGTTATATCTAAGACAGGCCAGATTGGTGAAGTGTATAGCATACAAAACTTAAACATAGCTTTACCTAAAATAGTTAAAGCACATAAGTTTGAAAAAAACACTTGGACTAAGACAGAATACCCAAAACAATTAAGTAAAATAAAAACAGTATTCGACTGGAAAGAATATCCTGAGGACTTTAAAGAAAAATGGTATGATTACATTGATAAAGAGTTTACCCGTAGGGAAGAAGGTTTTGCATTTTATAACAAAAATGTTCCTACTTACATTACTGGTACTCATTACATGTACTTGCAGTGGAGTAAAATCGACGTTGGCGCACCAGACTTCCGTGAAGCAAATAGACTTTTCTTTATATTTTGGGAGGCATGTAAGGCCGATGTACGATCCTACGGACTGTGCTACCTTAAGAATCGTCGATCAGGCTTTTCCTTTATGGCATCAGGCGAGGTGGTTAACTTGGCAACCATATCTAGCGACTCCAGATATGGTATTTTATCTAAGTCTGGACCGGATGCGAAGAAAATGTTCACAGATAAGGTGGTACCGATATCCGTTAATTACCCATTCTTTTTCAAGCCCATCCAGGACGGAATGGACCGCCCCAAGACCGAGCTTGCCTTCAGGGTCCCAGCCAGCAAGCTTACCCGTAGAAAACTTACCAGCAACGAAGCCACAGAGGAGCTGGAGGGTCTCGACACCACGATCGACTGGAAAAATACCGGTGATAACTCCTACGATGGAGAGAAGCTCAAACTCCTCGTCCATGATGAATCGGGGAAGTGGGAAAGGCCGAACAACATCCTCAACAACTGGAGGGTTACGAAAACCACCCTCAGGTTAGGTAGTAGAATAATAGGTAAGTGTATGATGGGATCAACATCAAACGCTTTAGATAAAGGTGGAGATAATTTTAAGAAACTATATAAAGCATCAGATGTTACAAAAAGAAACCGCAATGGACAGACAAGCTCAGGACTCTATAGTTTGTTCATACCTATGGAATGGAACTACGAAGGATTCATTGATTCTCATGGCATACCTGTATTCGACACACCCGAGCAAGAAACTGTTGGTCCCTACGGTGAAAATATAGATATAGGAATATTAGAGCATTGGCAAAACGAAGCTGATGGCTTAAAAAATGATGGAGATGCTTTAAATGAATTTTACAGACAATTTCCAAGAACTGAAGAACATGCTTTCAGAGACGAAACAAAAAACAGTATATTTAATTTAGCAAAAATATACGAGCAAATAGATTACAACGAAGAAACTAGTTACGATAACACCATAACCACTGGTAATTTTCAATGGTTAAACGGTGTTAAAGATGGTAAAGTAATATTTTATCCGGACAAAAACGGTAGGTTTAAAGTTAGCTGGACACCACCTGTTCATTTACAAAACAAAATTGTTTTAAAAAATGGCTTGAAAAAACCAGGCAACGAACACATGGGTTGTTTTGGTTGTGACAGCTATGATATATCAGGTACAGTAGATGGTAAAGGATCTAAAGGTGCTTTACATGGCTTAACAAAATTTAGTATGGAAGATTCTCCAGCTAATCATTTCTTTTTAGAGTATATAGCAAGGCCTCAGACGGCTGAGATATTCTTTGAGGACGTTCTAATGGCACTTGTCTTTTACGGGATGCCTATACTTGCAGAAAATAATAAACCTCGTCTATTGTATTATTTAAGAAGACGCGGTTACAGAGGTTTTTCAATGAATAGACCTGATAAAGTTTGGAATAAACTATCGGTTGCTGAAAAAGAAATAGGTGGTATACCGAACTCAAGTGAAGATATAAAACAATCACATGCTGCAGCAATTGAAATGCACATACAAGATCATGTTGGTTTAAAACAAGACGGATCATATGGTACTCTTTATTTTAATGAACTACTTAATGATTGGGCTAAATTTGATATAAATAATAGAACAAAATTTGATGCTTCTATTAGTTCTGGTTTAGCAATAATGGGTTGTAATAGGCATTTATATGCTCCAAATGCTAAAATAAAAAAAGAAAAAGTAAATATAAGCTTTGCTAGATATAAACAAGGCGGATCACATTCAAAATTAATAGAAAAATAATATGGCTGAATCAGTTGTTAAAGGTTCTTTTCCAAGTCAAGTCGTTAGCGATTTAGAGAAAATAAATAAAGACTACGGTTTAAAAGTTGCTAAAGCAATTGAGAGCGAGTGGTTTAAAAGAGATTCAGGTACTAATAGATTTTTTGGTAACCAAACTGAGTTTCATAAACTAAGGCTATACGCTAGAGGAGAACAATCAATACAAAAATATAAAGACGAGTTATCTATAAACGGCGACTTAAGCTATTTAAACTTAGACTGGAAACCAGTTCCTGTTATACCAAAATTTGTAGATATAGTTGTTAACGGTATATCTGAAAGAGTTTATGATGTAAAAGCATACTCTCAAGATCCTTCTGGAGTTAGTAAAAGAACGGCTTACATGGAATCGATGCTTAGGGATATGCGTAGTAAAGACTTAATGGCATTTGCTAAACAGTCTTTTGATGTTGATTTATCTGAAAATGAACCAGAAATACTACCAGACTCTCAGCAAGAACTAGATTTACACATGCAGCTTTCATATAAGCAAGGTGTTGAGCTAGCTGAGGAGCAAGCAATTAACGTTATACTTGATGGTAATAAATATGATTTAACTAGACGTAGAATAAACTACGATTTAACTGTTTTAGGTATTGGTGCTGTAAAAACTGTTTATAATAAATCTGAAGGTATAAAAGTAGAATACGTAGATCCAGCTAATATGGTTTACTCATATACAGAAGACCCTAACTTTAGCGATGTATATTATGTTGGTGAGGTTAAAAATGTACCTGTAAATGAATTAAAAAAGCAGTTTCCTAATTTATCAAACGATCAGTTAGAAAAAATAACTGGCCAAGGTTTTCAAAACAGTGGTTTTTATAATAGAAGCTTAACTGAGTCAAATCAAATAGATAAAAATCAAGTTCAAGTTTTATACTTTAATTATAAAACATTTGCAAACGAAGTTTATAAAGTAAAAGAAACAGCAACTGGAGCTAGTAAGGTTATAGTTAAAGATGATTCTTTTAATCCTATTTTAGACGAAGCTTTAGAAATGAAGTACGGTAAACTAAAAAAATCTTTAGAAGTTTTATATGAAGGAGCTTTAATATTAGGTACTGACATACTATTAAAGTGGAGTTTAAGCAAAAACATGATGAGACCTAAAAGTGATTACACTAAGGTTAAAATGAATTACGCTATATGTGCGCCTCGTATGTACAAAGGTAGAATAGAAAGCTTAGTTAGTCGTATAACAGGTTTTGCTGATATGATACAGTTAACTCATTTAAAATTACAACAGGTTATGTCAAGGATGACGCCTGATGGAATATATTTAGATGTAGATGGTCTGGCTGAGATAGATTTAGGTAACGGAACAAACTATAATCCACAAGAAGCATTAAACATGTTTTTCCAAACAGGTTCTATTATAGGTAGGTCAATGACTAGTGAAGGTGATATGAACCCTGGTAAAGTACCTATTCAAGAAATACAAAATGGTAATGCTGGTGGTAAAATGCAAAGTTTGATTGGCACGTATAATTATTATTTGCAAATGATAAGAGACGTCACAGGCTTAAACGAGGCTTCAGACGCTTCTACGCCTTCAAAAGACGCTTTAGTAGGTGTGCAAAAAATAGCAGCAGCAAACAGTAATACAGCAACTAGACACATACTGCAATCAGGTTTGTTTTTAACATCTGAAGTAGCAGAGGCTATATCTCTTAGAGTTTCCGATGTTTTAGAGTATTCAGAAACAAAAGAAGCTTTTATACAAAAAATAGGTATACATAATGTTGCTACTTTGTCAGAAATGTCTAACTTACACTTGTGTGATTTTGGAATAACTATAGAGTTATCACCAGATGAAGAGCAAAAACAGATGTTAGAAAATAATATTCAAATGGCTTTGAGCAGTGGAGGTATTGATTTAGAAGACGCTATCGATCTTAGAGAGATAAAAAACATAAAGCTAGCAAATCAATTACTTAAAATACGTAGAAAGAAAAAGCAAGAAAGAGATCAAATGATGCAACAACAAAACATACAAGCCCAAGCAGATGCTAATGCACAGGCTCAACAAGTTGCTGCTCAAGCTGAAGTTCAAAAAAATCAAGCTATAACTCAACAAAAAATACAGTTAGAGCAAACTAAAGCTGAAATAGAAAGTGTTAAGCTACAAAAAGAAGTAGCTCACAAAAAAGAATTAATGGAATTTGAGTTTCAACTTAACATGAAACTAAAAAGCATGGAAGTGCAAGGAGCAAAAAATAAAGAGGCTTACAAAGAAGATCGTAAAGATCAAAGAACAAAAATCCAAGCTAGTCAACAATCTGAATTAATGGACCAAAGAAATAACGATAAAAAGCCTAAAAACTTTGAGTCTTCAGGTAATGATACAATTGGTGGTGGATTTGACTTAGGTGGTTTTGAACCTAGGTAATTATTTATTAATTTTATAATATTATATTATGTCAGAAGAACAAAAACAAGAAGTTCAAGAGGAAGCTGTAGAGCAAACTCAAGAAACTAAAGTTGAAGCCGTCTCAGAAGAGGTGGTTGATGATGTACCAAAAGCTGAGGCTTTAGAAGACGGTACGTTTAAACTTGACTTATCAGCTAAACCAGCTGAACAAGAAGTCGAAGAAGAAAAACCAGAAGCTGTTGAAGAAATAAATAGCGAAATAGAAAAAGAAACACCTATTGTTGAAGAGATAACAGAAGAAGAAGTTGTCGAGCAAGCTGAGGAAGTTCAAGAGGAAGTTGAAGAAGCGATAGCTGAAGCTAAACAAACAGGTGAGCCTTTACCAGAAAACATACAAAAAGTTGTAGACTTTATGAACGATACTGGTGGGAGCTTAGAAGACTATGTAAAGCTAAATCAAGATTTTAGTAATTACGATGATAAAGCTTTATTAAAAGAATATTACAAACAAACCAAACCTCACTTAGAAGAAGACGAAATAAACTTTTTAATGGAAGATAATTTTTCATTTGATGAAGAAGTCGACGAAGAAAGAGATGTTAGGAGAAAAAAATTAGCGCTAAAAGAGCAGGTTGCAAGTGCTAAAGACCACTTAGACGGTTTAAAGTCTAAATATTATGAAGAGATCAAAGCTGGTAGTAAGCTACTCCCTGAGCAGCAGAAAGCAGTTGAGTTCTTTAATAGATACAACAAGGAGTCTGAGGATAATCAGAAACTACAAGATCACTATAAAAATGTGTTTCAACAAAAAACAGGTAATGTTTTTAACGATCAGTTCAAAGGTTTTGAATATAAGGTTGGGGAAAAGAAATATAGGTTTAACGTGAAAGATTCAGCTAAAGTCAAAGATACACAAAGCGATATCAATAATTTTGTCAAGAAGTTCTTGAATGAAAAAAATGAGATGTCAGATGCTGCGGGTTATCATAAAGGCTTATTTACGGCAATGAATCCAGATCTAGTAGCTCAACATTTTTACGAACAAGGTAAAGCTGATGCTGTAAAAAGCAGTGTTGCTAAAGCCAAAAACATTGATATGGATCCAAGGTCTACTCACGAGAAGGCACCAAGTCCAAATGGTTTTACAGTAAGAAGTGTTGACAACGAAACCGGAGACTTTAAGTTTAAAATAAAAACTAAATAATTTAACATTTAAAATTTAAAGATTATGCCTTTTAATTCATCAGGTGCTGCATTAGCGCACCTAACCCCGAGACCTGTAAAAGATTTATACGGGTCGAATTATCTGTCAATCACAGGTAATGATTACAACTTTACTAAACAATTCCTACCAGAAGTTTACGAAAAAGAAGTTGAAAGATTTGGTAACAGAACTGTTGCTGGATTTTTGAAAATGGTAGGAGCTGAAATGCCTATGGCTTCTGACCGAGTAGTTTGGTCTGAGCAAGGTCGTATTCACGTTGCTTTTAGTGACTGTTCTACAGATGCTAACGGTGGTGCTACAAATGAGTTAACTTTTTCATCAGCGGCTAACGCTTCTATGATTGAAATTCATGACACTATCATCGTTAACAGCGGAGGAACTACAGTAAAATGTTACGTTTCAGCTAAGCCAAGTGCAACTACTGCTACTGTTATTCCTTACACTGCTGCTACTTTAGCCGCTGCTGGTATTGCGAATGACACTGCTAACTTAAACGTATTTGTATATGGTTCTGAGTATAAAAAAGGATCTAGTTTAGCTGGAAACTCTAAAGATGCTGACTTTACTACTTTTAGTAATAAGCCAATTATCTTAAGAGACAAGTACAGTGTAAACGGTTCTGATACTGCTAGCATCGGCTGGGTAGAAGTAACTACTGAGTCTGGAACTGGTGGATATCTATGGTACTTAAAATCAGAACACGAAGCACGTCTAAGATTTGAAGATCAATTAGAAATGGCGATGATTGAAGCTGAGCCAGTTTCTGGTAACCAAATGGATGGTGCTGGTGTTTTTGAAACCGCTGCTGTTGTAGGACAACACGGAACTCAAGGTTTATTCTCTGCTATTGAAGAAAGAGGATTAATTTACAATAACCCTGATTTTGGTTCTGTTTCTGCAGGCGAAGGAATTGCTGAATTTGACGTTGTGTTACAAGAGCTTGATAAGCAAGGAGCTATCGAAGAAAATATGATGTTCTTAAATAGAGGAACGTCTTTAGCTATCGATAATATGCTAGCTGTTCAAAACTCTTATGGATCTGGAGGTACATCTTACGGTGTATTTGACAATTCAGAAGACATGGCGCTTAACTTAGGATTCTCAGGATTCCGAAGAGGTTCTTACGATTTTTACAAGTCTGACTGGAAATACCTAAACGATGGTACTACAAGAGGATTAGTTGGTGATGTACAAGGAGTATTAGTTCCTGCTGGAACAAGTACTGTTTACGATCAGCAATTAGGTAAGAACATCAAAAGACCTTTCTTACATATCCGTTATAGAGCTTCTGAAGCTGATGACAGACGTATGAAGTCTTGGATCACTGGATCTGTTGGTGGTAACTACACTAGCGACGAAGACGCAATGAACGTTCATTTCTTATCAGAAAGATGTTTATGTGTTCAAGCTGCTAACAACTTCATCTTGTTTAAAGATGCTGATGGTGTTACTGGTGACTAATCAATAACTAATGTAATTTTTACCCTCGTTATATCAACGGGGGTAATTATTACTTTTATTAAATTATATTATATTATGAAAAAGCAAGAAAAAGCTCCTACGGCTTGGGAGATTAAAGATAGAGTTTATTTATTAAAAGGTAACAAAACACCTTTATTATTTACAGTACCTGCAAAACACAGTAGAGCAAAAGCTTTATTATGGTTTGACGAAGAAAAAGGTATTCAAAGAGAGTTAAGATACGCTACTAACCAAAACTCACCATTTGTTGATGAGCAAAAAGGTCAAGTAACTTTAGGACATATATTTTTTAGAGATGGCAAGTTAATGGTGCCAAAGCAAAAACAAAATTTACAAAAACTGTTATCGCTTTATCACCCTATGAAAAACAGACAATTTTTTGAAAAAGATGATCAAATGGACGCTGAAGTTGATTTGAACTACTTAGAAACAGAAATTGAAGCTTTAAAAATAGCGTCTACACTAGATATAGACGATGCAGAAGCTATATTAAGAGTTGAAACTGGAACCAACGTATCTTCATTAACTAGTAAAGAAATAAAAAGAGACATAATAGTTTTTGCTAGAAACAACCCAGCGCAATTTTTAGAGCTAATGCAAGATGAAGATATTCATTTAAAAAACATAGCTATGAAAGCTGTTAAGTTAAAAGTTATAAAAATGTCACCAGATGGCAGAGCTTTTCTCTGGGAAAAAAATAGTAAAAAAATAATGGGTGTACCGTTTGATCAAGATCCATACCCAGCAATAGCTGATTGGTTTAAGACAGACGAAGGAATGGAAGTTCTAGATAGTATACAAAAGAAAATGAAATAGATTACCTATAGTAGTTAGGCTACTTTTAACGGTAGCCTAATTATTATAAATAAAAAAAAATTATGGCAGTAAGCATAGATACAGTATATCAAAGAGTTTTAGCTATAGCTAATAAAGAACAAAGAGGTTATATAACGCCTCAAGAGTTTAACTTGTTGGCTAACCAAGCACAAATGGATTTGTTTGAGCAATACTTTTATGATTTAAATCAAGCTTTAAAAGCACCACCGAGTAATGATACTACTCATGGAGATCTTGTTGACATCATACAAGAAAAAATTGATTTTTTTGAAAAGTATAGAGCTGCATTAGCTATGTCTGACGGAGGAGTTGGAACTCTTCCTGATTACTACAGAATGGGTGAGGTATACACAGACAAGTGTGGTGAGTTTGTTGAAATTGAAAAAATAAATCAAAATGAAATACACCATATACTTAAATCACCTCTAACAGCACCATCAATATCACTGCCAGTTTATGTAAGAAACTCAGGAACTAGCAATGCATCAAGGCAAAGACTTATACAGATATACCCTACAACAATTGGTTCTTCTGATACAGTTGTTTGTAACTATATAGCTAAACCAACTCAAGTAGTTTGGGGATATACTGTTGTAAACAGCCAAGCCTTGTATAATTCATCGTCAACTACTGATTTTGAATTACATGAGTCAGAGGAGGTTAACTTAGTGTTTAAAATATTAGCCTTAGCTGGTATTGTAATAAAAGACCCTCAAATGTATCAAATAGCAAACACAGAGACACAAAACGATATTCAAGAAGAAAAACTATAAAATATGCCTTTATTTACAGGAACACAACAGCAATACTATAACAATAGCCAGTCTTTTACTGGTATTGGTTCTGCAACTGCTTTTACTTTAACTTTTTCTCCGTTACCAACAAGTGTAAACAATTTTAAAGTTTACTTTGATGGCTCAGAAGTAAACACAAGTTTATACGATGGAACACCTTACAATAGTACCTCAGGTGTATTAACGTTTGACACGGCTCCAGCTAATGGCGTTATTATATTAGTTCAACAATTTAACTTTGACGAACAGCTAGGTAACTATCAGTTTATAGGGTTAAGTGATATAATAAATAACTTTTTAATATCATATGTTGGTGAAGAAAAAATAATAACTAAAATTAGAAGAGCAGATGTTGCTTTTCACGCACAGAGAGGTATTCAAGAGCTTAGTTATGATACTTTTAAATGTACTAAAGCTCAAGAAATAGAAATACCTCCTTCTTTAACAATGAAACTACCTCACGACTACGTGAACTATGTTAAGTTAGTATGGTCAGATAGCTCTGGAGTAGAGCGAGTTATATATCCTAGTGGTAAAACTAGTAATCCTACAGCGGTTTTACAGTCAGGAACTTATGATTATTTATTTGATCAAGATGGTAGTATGCTTACAGCTCAAGATTCAGATTCTTGGATAAAATATAGATCTACATCTCAATCACCATCATCAGATCCAAGCGCTAGTCTTTACGATTACTTAACTGACGCTGGTAGAAGATATGGTATAAACCCAGAAACAGCTCAAGCAAATGGTATATTCTATATTGATTCAGGAAAAGGGTTAATACATTTTAGCTCTGATTTAAACGGTAAAACTGTTACACTTAAGTATATAAGTGATAGTTTAGGTACTGACGCAGAAATGATAGTACATAAATTTGCTGAAGAAGCTATGTATAAATACATGGCACATGCTATTTTGTCTACAAGATCAAACGTTCAAGAATACATAATAAATAGATTTAAAAGAGAAAAGTTCAACGCTATAAGAACAGCTAAAATAAGATTATCTAATTTAAAATCTGAAGAGCTTACTCAAATAATGAGAGGTAAATCTAAGCAAATAAAACACTAAAATATGCCAGAAATTAAACACCACTTTCGCTCGGGTAAGATGAATAAAGACCTGGACGAAAGATTAGTTCCTAATGGTGAATATAGAGACGCGTTAAACGTACAAGTTGCAACATCTGAAGGCGACGATGTTGGTGCATTGCAGAATGTTCTTGGTAATCAACAAGTAGGTAACGTTATGCCTTCTGGCTCTAAGTGTATAGGGTGTATAGCAGATGAAGAGAACGATAAAATATATTGGTTTGGGCAAAGAACAAATCAAGTAAATGCAGTATTAGAATACCATAATGGCGCTGTTAATCCAGTTTTAATAGACACTGCTAACGTATTACAATTTAAACCATCAACTTTAATAACTGGAATAAACATAATAGATGGTTTATTATTCTTCACAGACGACAACTCAGAACCAAAAGTCATAAACATAGAAAAGTTCAAAGAAGGTTCTCCAGATTTCACAACACATACAACACTAACAGATCAAGACGGTACTTCATATAATTTTATTGAAGAAGACGTTACTGTTATCAAAAAAGGACCAACAACTGCTCCTGTTTTGTTTATGTCACCTACAAAAAGATTTAAACCTTTTCCACAAAACCAAGACAGCAACGGTAACCCAATACCTGCCGCTGTAGAGACGACAGCTTCTTTTAACGTTACTGATAGTGAGGGTAACGCAAATATAGGCACTAATATTCAAGTAACTGTTTATGGTATGGGCTGGCAAACAGGTGATACTGTTATAGCTACAGCTGGTGAAGATGGTGATGTTTTTGATGATGAATATGGTGTTAGCTTTATAGTTTCTAACATGATAGCTGAAGATGATGACGAGCAAACAGCTGTGTTAACAATACAGTCAGCCTCAGAAGATCAACCAACAATTAACGTTAGTTGGAATTTAAAATTAAAACAAGAAGACCCTTTGTTTGAAAAAGAGTTTGTTAGGTTTGCTTATAGGTATAAATATAAAGACGGAGAATATTCTGTTTTTTCACCATTTACTGAGCCAGCGTTTTTACCTGATATATTTGAATACGATCCAGCTCAAGGTTATAATACGGGTATGGTTAACACTTTAAGGTATTTAAAAATATCTGGGTTTAGACCATCTGATATGCCAAAGCAAGTTATTGAAACAGAAATACTTTTTAAAAAGGAGCAAAGTACAAACGTGTACAGTGTTGTTTCTTTAAAAAAATCAGACGAAGACTGGAATAATAACTCCTACATTATAGAGTCTGAAATAATATATAAACTTCTTCCTTCTATGCAGTTGTTAAGACCATTTGACAACGTACCATTAAAAGCTAAATCTCAAGAGTTAGTTGCTAATAGAATAGTTTATGGAAACTATTTACAGCAGTTTGATTTAATAGACACAAACAGTAATGAAATAAGCCCTTCATTTGAAAGAAGCATAGATCCTTTAGGTTTTTCAAGCGAAACTACAATTAATGCTGAAGATCTTCCTGATCCAGAAAAATCTATAAAATCAATGAGAACATATCAGCTTGGTGTTGTTTATAGAGATGCTTATGGAAGAGAGACACCTGTACAAACAGATAAAACAGGTAGTATAGTTTTAGATAAATCTTCAGCTAATGGTTTTAATAGAATTAAAACTAAACTGCTAAGTTCAGCACCGCAGTTTGCAACTAGTTTTAAATTTTTTATAAAAGACACGTCTAATCAATATTACAATTTAGCTCAAGATAGATGGTATGATGCTGAAGACGGTAATATTTGGCTATCTTTTCCATCTTCTGAAAGAAATAAGTTAGATGAAGAAACTTTTTTAATACTAAAGAAAGCACATGATAGAGATGAGTTAGTTACACCTCAAGCAAAATATAAGGTTGTAGACATTTCTAACGAAGCTCCAACAGAGCTAAAAGAAATAAAAGCATCTTTTGGTGTTTTTAATGGAAGCCATGTTACTTTTGATACTACTAACTTTCCAAAACAAGACGCTACCTTTCTTGATATGAACAAAGATAATGTTTGGGACGAAAACCACGGTGGTGATCCACCTTCAGAAATATTGTCTACGTCAGATTTATGTATAAGAATAGTAGCTGGTGGAGGTAGAAGATCAAAGTGGTATGATATATCAAACATATCTATTGTAGGTATTGGTAGTGGTCAACGTATTAGAATTAATTTAGCTGAAAGATTTGAGGCTGATGTAAATCAGTTTTACCCAGATGAAACACATAGTTCTGAGGCTTCTGGTATAGGTTACGAAATAGCTCAAACTAAAATAAAAAACAAAGCAGAGTTTACTGGTAGATTTTTTGTTAAAGTATATAAAGATCAAGTTCTACAACAGTATATAATTAATTCTAACAATATTGAAAACTTTGCAATTGTTAACTCAGCTACAGCTAGTGTTATGAAAAACGGCTTTAACTGTGGTAGATATGCTGGTGGTAGTGGTAATGGATCATGGAACAATAATGATACTGATTCTGCTAGAAAAAGGGGCTGGATGTGGAATAGCTGTAAGATTTATGAAATGAAGGAAACCACTATAAAAGGCTCTGGTCGTGCTGATAATTTTGCTCAAGTTTTAGCTAGCACTAGCGCCTGGAACGCTAATACTAACACAGTTAGAACTCAGCCAGTAAAAATAGGTAGAGACACTATTCAGCTATGTTTTCAAAGACACAGAAATATAACTAGTATACGTTCCTCAAGAAACGGAATATATGCAGAATTTCTTGATGCTATAACAACCGATGGTACTAAATTTAGATTTGCAGACGATCCTAACCAAAATGTTTATACAATTAAAAAACACGCTCACAGGCCTGTTAGAAACTTTAACAGTCCTGATGCTGGTCCTGATGGAGAGTGGGCTAGAAACAAAAGAAGAATATTTATATTAAAATTAGATAAACCAATAGTAGACTGGGATTTATTTACTGATGGATTTCCAAACCCAAGTGGATATAGAAGTAGTAGTATTGAAATAGTAGAAGAATATGACGCGGCTTCTTTTAGAACTAAAAACCCCGCAATATGGGAAACAGAACCAAAAGAACAAGCTGAGCTAGATATATACTATGAAGCAAGTGACGCTATACCTATAGCTCAACACGGTAGTTTACACTCTTTAACGTATCATAATTGCTATAGTTTTGCAAACGGTGTAGAGTCAAATAGAATTAGAGACGATTTTAATGCTCCTTTTATAAAGAAAGGTGTTAAAGCATCCGCTCCTTTAGCTGAGCAATACAAACAAGAAAGAAGAAAAAATGGTTTAATATATTCTCAAATATATAATTCAACATCAGGTTTAAATGGTACTAATCAGTTTATTATGGCTGATAAAATTACAAAAGATTTAAATCCTGAGTATGGTAGTATACAAAAACTACATGTTAGAGGCACAGACATGTTAGCTCTTTGTGAAGACAAAGTTGTTAAAGTACTAGCTAATAAAGATGCTTTATTTAACGCAGATGGCAACGCAAACATAACAGCGTCAAGCAATGTTTTAGGCCAAGCTATAATACCTCCTACGTTTGGTGAGTTTGGTATAAGTAAAAACCCAGAAAGCTTTGCTGCAGATGGTTATAGATGTTATTTTACAGATAGAGCTAGAGGCGCTGTATTAAGGTTATCTATGAACGGTGTTGTTAAAATATCTGACTATGGTATGTCTGATTACTTTAGTGATTCTTTAAAGAATATAACATCAGCTATAGGCTGCATTAATGTTCAACAAGGTGTTTACTCTTTAACCTTAAATAGAAAACCAGGTTACCAAGAAGTTGGTGGTGAGACTATAAACTTTAAAGAAGATGTGCAAGGTTGGACTAGTTTTGCTTCTTATATACCAGAACAAGGTGTTTCTATAAACGACGAGTTTTATACTTTTAAAAACGGTGAAATATATAGACACGATAACCCTATTAGAAACAACTACTACGGTGTTCAATATAACTCTACAGTTAAACTACTATTTAACGACGTGCCTGATCAAGTAAAAACTTTTAGAACATTAAACTACGAAGGTTCACAAGCTAAGTGGGATCAAGATTTAAACGACGATCAATACTACAATAATATTGCTTACAGTGGTTGGTATGCTAACGCTATAGAAACAGACATGCAGTCTGGTTATGTAAAAGAGTTTGTTAAAAAAGAAAACAAATGGTTTAATTATATACACGGAACAGCTACAAATTTATCTAACATAGACACGTCAGAATTTACAGTTCAAGGCATAGGCCAATTAAACGCTTCTGTAACTGGCGACACTGCTCCAACTCAAGTAACAATAACAATTGTAGAAAACAACGATTAATATGGCACTAACAAACTGTACAATAACATCAGCATCTGTAACCGTAACATCAGGGCAAGCTTTAGGCACTACGCCTAGTCAAGTTTTAGTAATAACACCTAATGTTGGCTATGTTGTTAGTGCTGCTGATTTTTCTGATAACACAGGTTTTAACCTTAGCGGACCAATACAAAGCGTGTCTTTATCAAACTCATCAACTGCTTACGCTGATAATAACACAGTTTTAGTTACTGTTGATTTAAAAAACACGTTTAATCCAAGCGCAAATATTACAGCTACTATAGATATAGATGGTGAAGCTAAGCTTGCTGAGCGATTAGAGTATACAATAGCGGGAGGTTTAACACATAACACGTGTAGTAGTCTTAAACAAGAATCAACTTATAACGGCAGTGGTGCAGAAGGTACTACTAGCTTATTATTTACAAAAGTAGTAGCTGTTACTAATACTTCTACTCAATTTTTATCTACAGAGCCTACAATAACACTACACAGTGTTGGTAGCTATGGTAACAATTATATTAGAGAAGCTTCAAACCATGTTTATACAAATGGCAGGTTAACATCTGTAACATTAAAACTATATTGGATTCACCCGGCTGCAAATGTTGCTGGTCACACCGTTATAATAAACTGTCCTCAAGTAAATATTGCAACTCCAACCAACTTGATATCTCAAGTAGAAATTGATTCTACAGGCTTAGACGCAGAAGGAGAAACTAGAAGACTTATTATTAACGGAACTATTGGGGCCTCTTACGTCATAACTGTAACAGATGGAAGTGATAGTGATACTTATGATTTTACAACTGGATTATTTACATCTGCATCAACTAATTTAACAGGTGTTTTTGATTCATCAGGTACTTTTTTTGTAGATATACAATTTCCAGCAAATAGCTCTGGAGCTACATACACGATAAACGTTGTTGGTGGATCATCACCTAGTACTAATACTGTTCAAGGTGGTACAGGCAATAACAACCCTTTTACTATATCTATAGTTCAGTCTACTCCTGTGTCTCTAGTTATATCAGCAAGTGGAACAGGTTTAGCAAATACTTTAACTAATAATAGTTTGAGTTTTAATGTAAATCGTTATTACTTAGATGACAACGGTGAGCCATTACAGCCAAAAGCGTTTAGCGCAAGCATAACAAGAAGTGGTGGGGGTAACGTTGTAATAAGAAGACAACCCGTTTTTAGCAATGCGGTTGCTTTTGATACTGCTGGTAATAATGATTTTACAAATACATTAGAAGCTTCAAACAATGGCTCTAGGTTTACCATAGAAAACTTAACAGCAACGGGAAGTGGTGGTACTACTTTAACTGTTTCTGGTAATCTATTCATGATACTAGGCGGTACATCTAATGTAGCTCCTAATTTTGCTTTAGATAACTTTATAAATAAACCACCCGTAGCGTCAGATATAACATCAGCTGTTTCAATACCTAATAACACAGCCACAAACATTAGTTTAACCGCAACAGATCCTGATTCTGATACATTAACTTATTCTATAGTTAGTCAAGGTTCAAAAGGTACAGCAACTGTAAACGCTTCTACTGGAGCGGCTGTTTATACTCCATCTAGTTCTTTATCTTCAGGTAATGATTCTTTTACATTTAAAGCAAACGATACGTTTCAAGACAGTAATACCGCTCAAGTAAATGTTCAAATACAAGGTGGTGGTGGTGGTGGATCATTTGCACCAACTTATAGATGGATGTGGAATGACACTGAAGTTAATAATACTTTTGCACTTATAAGTAATTCATCTTATCAAGGTGTACCTACTATAAGCGGGTTTACAAATGGAGCCACGTCATTTACATTTAGCTATACTAGCTGGGATGTAAGTGTGTCTTCTGGTACAATGCCTAGTTACGTTGACAACTTAGGTGACATAGCGTTAAAATATACTCTTAAAAACGTTACAGACAATACAACAGTAACTGGACCAACAGTCATGAATATGAATCAAGCTCTTGGCGCTTCTTCTGTTAACAACGGTGTTTCTGCTCAAGTAGCAACAACAACAGCGACAATACCAGTAAATGGAGGTTTAAATAGCAGTAAGAGCTATAGATTAGAATTAATAATACAATACGACAACTTATTACAATAATTATGCCTATAATAAACTTAGCATTTGATCAAAACGACTTAGTACAAGATTCAGTACAAATAGGAGATATAGCTTACTACACTTCAACTTCAACAGTTGGAGGTTTTACAACGGGTGGAACTATAGTAGAAATGGGTAGTATAACAGCCGTAGGCGGTGCTAGTATAAGTTGTAACATACCCGCGTCTACACCTAGGCCAACAACAGGTGATTTTATACTTTTTAGCAAAGACAATAGAGTAAACATGGCTAGTATAACTGGTTATTTTGCTGAAATAAACTTAACAAACAATTCTACTACTGAAGCAGAGCTTTTCCACGTTAGTGGAGAGATAGTTATAAGTAGCTAATAACATGTAATTATAATATTAACAATATAAAAATTTAAGAATATGCCAATACCACCAGCGTTAATCGTAGGAGGCGTTAAAGCTCTTAGCAGTATAGCCGGGGGTATAATCGGCTCCAAGAAAAGAAAAGCAGAGCAAAGAAGAGCTCAAGCAAACTACGACAAGCAATTACAAAGATTAGAGGGCATGGACACATCAAATCCATACGCTAATCAAGAAAATGTATACGAAGATCTTACTGTAAATACACAGGAGGCGGATATGCTTGCACAGCAGCAACAACAGTCCTTAGCCAACACAATGGGTAGTTTACAAGGTGCTGCTGGAGGATCTGGTATAGCTGCTTTAGCTCAATCAATGGCTAATCAACAATCACAAAACCTGCAACAAGCCACAGCTAGTATAGGCCAACAGGAGTCACAAAACCAAATGATGCAAGCTAGACAAGAAGGTGTTATGCAAGAAAATATGGCTAAAGGAGATATGATGTCTAGACAGATGGAAGCTAGTAAAGTAACAGGAATGCTAGGTAGAGCAGGTCAAAGACTAAGCGCAGCAAACCAAGCTAGACAAGCCGCTACAAATAGCATAATGGGTGGAGCAGGTGAGCTAGCTGGTATGGGTGCTAGTTTCTTACCAGGAGGCGGCATGAACAGAAATAGCTAAAAAATTAAAATAAAAATATGAGAATTCCAGATTATTCAGGCGGAGATGTTCCTATAGGTGCAGGTTCAGAGCAAAGCGAAGCAGCTAATATATCTAATCAAGCTAAGATGTTTCAAGATAACCTAGATAAGGTTTTACTTAGAAAAAGACAAGCTGATATGGAAAAGGCTCGTGCTAACGCAAAAATATCTTCGTACTTAAACCAAATGCCTGACGGTGTAGATACATCTAAAGTACCACCTAGCGACAAACCACAGTTAACTTCTTGGTTAAAAAACAAACACATAGAGTTTGGTAATTATGCAAAAGACGCTGCCTACGGTGAATCACAAGGAGACTTTGATTTAGTTATTCAAAGTAAAGCTAAAATGGCTGAAATAGAAAGCGCTTTTCAAAACCTAAATGGTCAACTAGATAATTTTAAAAACTATAAAGATAATTTTTTAAAAGATGCTGAAGACGGTTTAATAAGTAATGCTGTTAATCCTTCTAAAAGATCTTTATTAGCTTCTGTTTATACTGACGAAATGCAAATGAGTTTTAATAATGACGGTAGCGTTATGTTTACAAACGACGAAGGTTATTTAAGCTTTAATGATATACCTGATTATATAGTTAAAAACAACACTGGTGCCACTAAAGTTCTTGACATGAATGAAAAAATATATAATTCTGGTCAAAAAATGAGTGATGATAATGTTAGGTTAACAAGAATGAAACTTCAAAATATAACTAAATCTAGAGATGAGGTTTTATCCTTAGCTACTGATGATTTTATTAACGAAGGTGGTTTAGGTATATTAGATGAAGATTTACTTTACAACCCAGAAAGAACAGATGAACTTAGAAATAAGGTTATAGATAGTTACATGAATATGTTTAATGATAGCGCAGATGCTGGTTTTAAAAACTCTAAACTAAAAAGTAAAAAAAAGGAAGAAGAAGATGATGAAGAATATTACACGCCAGAAGTTAATGCCTTTCTAACAGAAGAACTTCCAAACATGGCCACAAACACTCCAGAAGAAGTTATGTCTACTTGGGAGCAGAGCGGTGTTTTAGGTAAAAATAAAATAATATCAGACGGGGCTGGTGGTTACTATCTTAGAAATCTATATGGAACTAAAAGAGTTATAAGCCTAGGTACAACACCTCAAAATGATCATGCTAAGTTTTTAGCTATATTAAAAAGAAACGGAATTAAATAAATAAAGTATGTCTTACACAACTAAAAGTGGTATAAACATAGAAAGCGAAGAAGAATTGCTAGCTAGAGCATCTAACCTTGGTTTAACACCTGAAGAATTTAAAGTTCAATATATTTCAGGTGGTGATAAAGAAAAGCAAGATGCAGATTTTCAAACAGGTTCTCAGGAAAACGGTGCACCTGCGGACCCAAATGCAGCACCACCAAAAGATACGGAATCGAGCTCGGGTCCTGGTTTTTTGGATATACTAAAAAGTAGTCTTAAAGCAACAGTAGGCCTAAGTGGAGCCTTAATGAATCCTAAGCTACAATCTGAAACAGAGTCTTACAAGGTTAGAGAAGAAAAAAGAAAATCTGATCCTTTATGGATTAGCGCTAACTCAGATGTTAAAGATCAACTGGCTCAGTGGATTTCTAATGATGATCACATATTAAATGTGATAGGTGATACTGACATAAACTGGGAGCATATAAATAACAAATCAGAAGGAAGCGCGGATTTTAATAAAAAAATATCCAAAGCAGCTAAATCACAATTAAGCCCAGAGGTTTATAGCGTTCTACAAGAAAAAGATGTTGATCACATAATAAGAGATGTCTTTAAAGCTAAAGCCAATATACATTCAACAAAAAGATTAAACGCAGAAGCTGCAGAATATGAATCTATAATATTAGATAAAGGTTTAACTGATGAGGCCGTAGAACAACTACAACGTAAAAAGCTTTATGATAACATGTCTACTTTAAGGCAAAATGTAGTTGACGCAAACGATAAGTTGCGTGAGATGAAAGAAGAAGGAGCTACTACTGCGGAACTAGTTAAACAATCAAGAGAGGTTGAAAAACAGTTGCAAATATTAGAAGACTCTCCTGAAGAGTTTTCTGTATTTTTTGGACTTGGTGGCAACACTTATAATCAACTAGTTTCTTGGGATGGTGCTGTAATAGGAACAGAGCTGAAAGGTGATATTGATTCTGACTCTAGCTTTGATATATCACAAGAAGAAGTAGAAGATATAAAAGCTAAGATAGCTAACGGTGAAATAAAAGAAACAACTTATGATGATTACATAGGTAATTTATTTAATAAAAATGGTAGAGATTTATTTTATCACCAAGAAAAAGGTAAAGAAACAAACAATGTAACAATAAACGATCCTACAGCTTGGAGACTACTTAAAAAACTAGGCTACAAAGCTATTGGTAAAAACAATAATGGTTTTGAGTTTAACGTAAGTAATAATGATTTAGGTAAACACTATAAAACTATTGTTGAAGGTGATGGTGGTGGCGCAAGTTATGATGAAGATAATATGTTTGCTGATGATTACGAGTTCTTTGGTTACAATGAAAACGATAGTGTTGGTAGAATTTTTTCAGGTATATCTGCTCCTCAAGGTTTCTTTGGTTTAACAGATAAAAACGAAGAACAAGAATTTGGTTTCTTTGAGCAGTTTTTAAGAGATGAAGACGAGTTTGGCGACAATGATAAGTCTAGAAACTTTAAGCTAATGCTTAGAGATTTTAGAGATGAAAAAAAGCAAATAATAGCTGAAAGAGGTATTTTAGCAGATATGCACATGTTAAACGTTAATGTTGCTACAAAAAAAGAAGGACCTTTACAAAAAACAGGCGACTTTTTTGCTAGACAAGCAGAGCTTGTAACAGAAGGTTTTGGTATGGAAGGAGAGCAGTGGCTTGGTACTGATGCTGTTAATGTAAACTGGAGCAATAGAAAAGAAAAAGACGTACTTCAGTCTATACATGATCAATACGGTGGTGTTGTTAAGACTGAGGAAATGAAAGAGGAAATAAGAAGATCTGGTGCTTATGAAGTTGCTGAAGGTGTTTCTGGTTTTGTACCTGCTTTAGTAGAGTTTGCATTAATAGATGTAGCTGCTAAGAAAGTAGGTGTTATAACTGGTATACCTAAGTTAGCTAAAAGTGCTTATAAAGTTTTTAGGGGTGCTGGAGCAAGTGTTAAAACCGGTAGATCTATAGCTAATATAACTAATTTTACTGGCCACGCGCTTTACGAAGAAGCTAAAATGAGAGTAGCTTTTGACGAGCATTACCACATGGGTGGTGGTGTTGGTTTTTATTCTGTTGGTAGAATCCTAAATGGTATAAAGTTTGCTAGTAAATCACCTTTGTTAAACACAGCTGTTAATATACACGGTAAAGGTGGTTTAGCTGGTATGGTTTCTGTACCTACTGCGGCTAACTTAGAAGCAGCTATAAGAGATTTGCGAGGTAACGAAAGCTACATGACATACATAGATGATACTTATTTTGACGAAAACAATGAGTTTAATTTAGGTAAGCACGTTAAAGGTGGTTTAGTAGACTTTTTTGTTTTTTCTTCTCTTGGATTAAAAGGTTTTGCAACAAAAGAAGGTAGATTAAACTATAGACCAATAAGAGGTAAAAAAATAGGCAACGTAACTTGGTGGAAGGGCTTAGAAACGTTAGAAGTAGAATCTTCTAAAGTAATGACTAGAGTTGAAAACGAAGCAGAGCTTCTTGGTAGTCAACTTGAAAATAAAAGAAAAAAAGTTTTTAATATTGATGGTAAAAAGTACACTAGATCACAAGCTGAAGCTAGAATGAAAGATTTGCAAAAAGAATATATAAAATATTCAGATTTACACGCTAGCGTTAACAGTAGATTAAACACTATACTAGAACACAATGATTGGCAAGATGACGTTAAAGCTACTAAAAAAGTTAAAAAATCTTTTGAAGCAATAAGTTATTTATTTCCTGATTTAAAACTAACAGCAAGTAAAAAGGTTCCTGATTGGGTTTCTGCTGTAAAAGATCCTTTAAGCCCTGAGGTTCCTGCGGCTAGATACGATAAGAAGTTTGGTATATATATTAACACGGCTAAAGCGGGCCCAGGAAAACTACCTCACGAAATAGTGCATGTTGTAATGGAAAAAGCCTTTGCGCAAAACCCAGCGCTAGCAAGAAAAATGAGAGCTGTATTAGAAGATGTTTTTGATGTTGAAAAGTTTTATATAAATGACGGTAGTGGTCGTGAAGCTAGAATGACTCTTTCTGATTTTATAGAGTTAAATTATAAAGGTAAAGATTTAAAAGCTCACGAGTATGTTGCTTATGCTGCTGAGCTATTAGCTAATCCAAGAAATTATAGCAACTTGGTTAACAAAGGTGTTTTTACAAACGCAGAAACAAAGTTGAAAGATTTTGCAACTAAAATGGGTATCAAAGATTTTGATATAAGCAAAAAAGATCAATTAATAAGATTTCTTTACAACTTTGCGGAAAGTGTTAAAGACGGTACATTAAACAAAAACCAAATAGCTAAGTTTAAAAACATGGAAAAGCAAGGTTTGTTTTCTGAACCAAACAAATACGATGCGAGATTACCTGAGACTAAGGCAAATATGGAGGTGGACGCTGCTTTTAGTTCTATGGATTTAAAACAAAGATCAGCTGATACTCAAAAAAAGTTTGAAGACTTAAAAGAGGAAAACAAAGATATAGATGTTGTTGTTGATAAAATGATAAAACCTAAAGCAGGTAATAAAACATCTGTAGCTGGCGAGTACTTTGACAATATAATTTATAACACAATAGATAGATATAATGCAGGTAGAATAAGATTAGGTCAAAACGAACAGCAGATTTTAGATCCTACAGATAGATATATGTTAGCAACAGAACTTGTTTACAATTTAAACGCTAAAGAAGGTAATAAATCTAGAGGATTAAAACAAATAATAAAAGACTACGAAAACAGAGATTTATTCAAAGACAAAGATGGTAAGTTCGCTATGTGGGATAAGTATGGCGATAAAAAAATAGATGAATTAAAACTTGAAGAGTTGCAAGAAAAATATGGAGCTCAAGTTGGTAGTAAAGAATTTAAAGATCAAGCTATAGCTGAAGGATTTAAAGCAAAACAAAACCTTACAAAAACTGTAATGCAAACTTTACAGTTAAGAATATATGAACTAAAAGGCGGTAGCTTGGACAAGGGCAAAACAGATCAAGAGCTGTTTCAAACAGTAAGTTATGATGCTAGTCCTGAGTTAAAAGCAGCTGTTGAGAATCAGTCAGGAACAGGTTATACAGACTTTAGACTACCATCTGAAAAGAAAACAAAAGAAACAATAACTTTAGACGGTAAGAAATATAATTACCCTATAAGAGTTTCTGAAGTTTATGATTTAAACACTGAAAAATATTCTCCAAAAGTACCAGATGTTATAGAAAATTTATCTATTGAAAAACTGACATACGAAAACATAGCTAAGTCTATGCAAAAAGAGTTGTCTATAGATATTCAAGAAAGTATAGGGTTAAATCCTAGCATGAAGCCTAAAGAATATGTTAGCGTTGCTGAAAAATGGTTAGAAACAAATGAACAAATTGCTTTTGAAGGACTAGAAAGAACATCTAACCCAGATATGTACGAGCCAACAAATATAAATAAAAGTATATTTAAAAGCTTGTTTACAAAAACAAACACAAAGTTTAAAACAAGTGAGCTACCTGACTTTTTAGCAAAAGAAACAAACGCTAGAACATTTAAGTGGAAGAAAAACTCTTATAAAAAAGGAGAGTTAAAATCTATATTAATGAAAGGTAGAGACGCTGGTGTAGTTAAAAAGAATTTTTTAGAGTATTTTAACAGAAACGCTAAGGTTGCTAGTAGCCAAGTTGTTAGAGATAAAATTAGTTCACCTAACGTTCAAGATTTAATAAAATCTAAAAACTTAAATAAATTTCATAATTTAAAAGCCGATCAAGTATTGCCTTATGTTAAAGAAGCAATAAGAGGAGCTACACCTGATGCTTTTAACTCAATGGAGATGAAAACTTGGGATAAGTTTATAGGTTCTTGGAAAAAGTTTAATCACGCTAAATCTAGCGGTGTTATTGATGCTTATAAATCTATTTCAAGCAACATGACCGAAAAAGAACAAGCTGTTATAGACGCTTATAAAAATATATTTTTTAGTGAAAACGGTTACAACGTAGGTCAAAACGCTATAAAAGAACTACAAGCTTCAGCTCAAGCATTAAGAAACTTAGAGCAGATAAAAGTAGGAGTTGTTAATCCTAAGGTATGGAATAGATTTAAAGGTATAAACTCAGAGATAATAACTATGTTATCTAAAGAAAACATAAGTAAATCTGATCTAGAAAGATTAACAATAAACCAAACAATACCTAGTAGAGTTAAAAATAATAAAAAATACTTTGAGTTTGTTAATGATTTAATGGACACAATGGACCCAAGTTTAAAACCTTTGATGCAAAAAAGTTACGGTGACGGTAGCTATAAGTTTAATGGTAAAGACTACAAAACTGTTGCTGATAAATTTACTAGCACTGGTAAATCTGAAAACTTACCTTTTAATATAGATCATGTTAAAACAGTCAACAATGCTACTTTTAAGAAAAAGTATATGGAAGAGCTAGCTAAAACAAAAGGTTTAAAAGACAACCCTACAGCTAGACAGGCATTTTTCAAAAGAATAGTTGAAACTTATTTAGTTCCTAAAATAACTAAAAAAAGAATTAAAGAGTTAGGTAAAGAATTAAAAGAAGGAAAAATATCTAAAAAAGCCTACGATGAAGCTATTAAACCTGTTACAATAGATCAGGTTATAAAAGCAAATGAAGGTTTGCAGAAATATATGTATGGTAAAATTTTTGATTTTTACAGTAAATCTAAAGATAAAATTAATGCTATTAATCAAATACAATTTTTCTTACAGCTACAAACAAGTATAGATACTGGTTTTTCAAGAGCTTTAGCAACGCATACGGCCCTTACTTTAGATAAAGGTAAAATGTACAGTGAGCATCAATTTCAGGTAATGAACTTTAACGGTAATTTTTTAATGAACATGTTAAAAAACTCTGGTTCAAAAGCTGAGTTTTTGAAAAACTTTGATCCGCTTGCTAAGCAATTTAAACAAAGTATAATACCTAAAGAATTACAATTATTAATAGATAGTCCTGAACACGGTGGTAATACAGGTAGTGTTTATTTAAAAGGCTACAACTCAGATTTACCATCAGAAGCAAACTACTTATACATGTACAAGCTAGGTAATATTGTAGATGTAAGGACAGGTAAAACTTATAAAGAAATAATTGAAGCTCAAGTTAACGCTAGTCAAACTTTAAATGAAATAAATAAAATTAAAGAAAATTTATTAAAAGATACACCTACTAATACTTTTGATTCAAAAGATATGACCGCTCCTGAAATAGCTGAAAAGCTAATGATGATTGATAAAGCTTTTGGCCTTGCAAGAAAAAGAAATAAGAAAAGAAAAGGTATTAGCGTGTTTGATTTTGATGATACACTTGCTAGAACAAATAGCAAGATAGGTGTAACAATGCCAGACGGTAGTAAAAAGAAAATAGATGCAACTGAGTTTGCTTTAAAATCTGCAGAACTAGAAAGCCAAGGCGCTAAGTTTGACTTTAGTGAGTTTAATAAAGTTGTTGATGGCAAAAAAGGACCGTTAGCTGATCTTGCTTTAAAAAGACAAGGTAAGTTTGGTAATGAAGATATATTTATATTAACAGCTAGACCGCAAGAGTCTGCCCCAGCTATAAAAGCTTTTATGAAAGAGTTAGGTTTAGAAATACCTTTAGAAAATATAACAGGTTTAGCTGACGGTAGACCAAGTGCAAAAGCTTTGTGGGTTCTTGATAAAGCATCTAAAGGTTACAACGATTTTTATTTTGCAGATGACGCTTATAAAAATGTAAAAGCAGTTCAAGACGTTTTAAACGTTATAGATGTTAAATCAAAAGTACAACAAGCTTTTAATTCTATGGATCTAAATGCAGATATCAATGGCATGATAGAGAGAGTCACAGGTATAGGTAAAGACAAAAAATACTCTGAATTTAAAGCAAAATTAGTAGGTGGCAAATCAGGTAAAACAAAAATTATAGCCTCTTCTGCTCAAGACTTTGAGGGATTAATGTATAGACTTCTTGGTAAAGGCGAGCAAGGTAATAAAGATAAAAAATGGCTTCAAGATAATTTACAAAAACCTTTTAATAGAGCTAATAACGCTATATCATCTGATAGAATATCTACTTTAAATGATTTCAAAAAAATTAAAAGTAATCTACAAAAAGCTGGTATACCTAAAAATCTAAGAAAAACAATATCTGGAGAACCTTTTTCTATAGAACAATCAGTAAGAGTGTACACTTGGACTAAACAGGGTATGGAAATACCAGGTTTGTCTAAAGCAGATTTAAAAACAATGGTTGACTATGTAGAATCTAAACCTGCATTAATGAAGTTTAGCAATGAGCTTATAGACTTAGGAAAAGGTGATGGTTATCAGAAACCTGGACAAAGTTGGGAGGCTGGAACAATAACAACTGATCTACTTAAAAGCTTAAACGAAGGCAGGAGATCTAAATATTTAGAACAAAGTGGTTGGACTGATGCTGTAGATATAATTTTTTCAAAAGAAAACTTAAACAAAATGGAAGCTGGTTTAGGCACTAAGTGGAGAGAGGCTATGGAAAACAGTTTAAGAAGAATGAAAACAGGAAGAAATAGATCTACCTCTAGTCAAGAAAGTAAGTTAGAGAACATGGCTTTAGACTGGTTAAATAACTCTGTTGGATCAATAATGTTTTTAAATACTAAGTCAGCTGTTCTACAAACAATATCAGCGGTTAACTATATAAACTGGAGCGACAATAACCCTTTAAAAGCTGGAGCTGCTATAGCTAATTTTAAAAACTACGGTAAACATTTTGCTGAAATATTCAACTCAGACTTTATGATAGAAAGACGTGGCGGTTTAAAAATAAATGTAAATGAAAATGAGATAGCTGAAGCAGCAAAACAAAATGGACCAAAAGGCGTTATAGCAATGATACTTAAAAAAGGTTTTGTTTTAACTCAGTTTGCTGATAGTTTTGCTATTGCTGCTGGTGGATCTAGTTTTTACATAAACAGAACAAAAACATACGAAAAACAAGGCATGAGCAGTGTTGAAGCTAAGAAAAAAGCGTTTGAAGACTTTAGAGAGTTAACAGAGCAAAGCCAACAATCTAGTAGAGCTGATAGAATATCCATGCAGCAGGCGTCTGCTTTAGGTAGAGTTGTTTTAGCTTTTGCCAACACACCTTCTCAGTATGCTAGGTTAATGCAAAAAGCGGCTAGTGATATTAAAAATGGACGAGGAGACTTTAAAACAAACATGTCTAAGATATTATATTATGGCTTTGTTCAAAACTTAATATTTAACGCACTACAAACAGCTTTGTTTAGAGATGCTTTTGACGAAGAAGAAGGTATACAGTCTGACACTAGCTTTATGGCTAATGGTATGATTTCATCATTATTAAGAGGTATGGGTTGGCAAGGCGCCGCGATAGATACAGCTAAAAACATTGTAATGGATGTTGTGGCTCAAAGTAAAAAAGATAGACCAAAATATGGCGATTCTGCTTTAAAACTATTAGATATTTCTCCTCCTTTAGATTCAAAAATTTCTAAATTAAGATCAGCTGGTAAAGCTTTTGAGTATGACATGAAAGAAATAAAATCATCTGGATGGAGTTTAGATAATCCTGCTTACTTAGCTGGTGGTAAAATATTATCAGCAACAGCAAATATTCCACTAGATAGATTATTTATAAAGTACAACAATATAGATGCTGCTCTTGCTGAAGATACAGAAGACTGGCAAAGTGTTGCGTTGGCTTTAGGTTGGTCTGAGTGGCAGTTGGGTATGAATGAAAAAGGCCAGACGGCTGAGGAATTTGTAAGAGAAATATTCAAAAGAGAAACTTTTAAAAGAGAAACCTTTAAACGAGATTAAAAACAAGTAATAATAAAACTAAACAACTAACGATGAAGAATATACTAATTACTATTTTAACACTACTGACGTTTACTATAAACGGACAAGAAAAAGAAAAAGGTAAATTTTTTAAAACAATATACCAAGACTTTCTCAAGTACGGTACAGTGTATGCTGCCGGTGATGTTCGTAATGCTTATGAAAACTCTAGAAAAGATTTCTTTGTAGAAAGACCAGCTGATGGTGATCTATATGCAATACCTAGGGTTGTAGAGGTTACAGAGTATTTTGATTTTGATTATAGAATAGGTGTTGGTATACGTAAACTAGGTAGATTTGGTTATGAAAGAAAACCTGGTAATTTCTGGACAGGTAATGCTTACAGAGAAAATCAACAAGCATTGTCATCACCTACATCTGCTGTAGATGGTTTTGAGTATTTGTTTCATTTTGAAAAAGAAAGATTACGTGGTGAAGAGTTTACTAATTTTAGATATTTTTTAAGACATACAGGTAAATACCATATAGCTAAAGTAGAAGCTAGGGATCAAGGTACTTTTGATTTTTCTTATAAATCAGCAGAGCTTAGAGCTAGATTACCTATAGGTAAAAAGTTTAGTGTATCTGCAGGTGTTATATATCGTACACATGAAAGAGCTTATGGATATAATCCTATAGAAATATGGTTAAATGAAACTGAAACGTTTACAACAACTGATGGTGAAGTTATAGAATATCCTACTAATCCATGGTATGCTTTAGGTTTTGAATATGGTTATGACGATATATATTATACTTCAGAAGATGAAAATGGAAACGAAACGTCTGATTGGTATTGGGTAGATCCTGATGGTAACACGGTAGCGTATACTGATTTACAGTTTCGTAATACAGTATTTAGAGATCTTATTAATAGGTACAACAACGAGCAGTGGGATATGATTGGTGAGTTTGGTTTGTTATCACCTATAATCGGTGCAGATTTTTATCATTATAAAAATAACTTCTGGCTTCATGCTTACGGTAATTATTTACCTGGTTATCACAAATACGTCTCTGGTGATTTAGATTTTTCATATTTAAACAGAAACAATTGGGGTAAAGGTGGATTAGTTCAAGATGCAGAGCCTCAACAGTGGACTGATTATCAAGTTGGATTAAACTTTGGGTGGAAAATTGGAAAACACTTAGGTGTTTTTATAGAAGGAGAATATAATAAAATGTGGGACACAAAGTTCTACAACTCAACATTTGGAATAAACTATACATTTAGATAGACATGAGCGCACCACAAATAGGAGAGAGTACAAAGGTAACTCTAGATTTAAAAACAATAGGATTAATAGTAGGAGGAGTAATATCTTTGGCTAGCATGTATTTTGTAATGCAAGCAGACATAGCGCTCGCTATGACTCTACCCGAGCCAACAATATCTAAAACAGAATGGGAGTTAAAAGATGAGCTGATTCGTAATACAATTATGGACACACAAGACGATGTAGAAATGATACTAGAAAAGCTAGACAAGCTAGACGAAAGAATTTACGAAATACAAAAACAAAGATAATGAAAAAATTAATTTTAATTTTAATACCATTTTTATCAATTAGCCAAGTAGATGTACCAGATGAATACTGGATAGATGATTCTAATTTTGAAGAAGCTATAAGTAATAAATCTGCTTTTGGAGATGAAGAAGTTAAACCTGTGCTTGTGGAGTTTTGGGCAGAGTTTAATGAAGAGAATTGTTTTGCGGAGTGGGAACAAGTACAAGATGCCACTTATTATAGGGTTGATATATCTAAAGCTCCTTTAGCTAAGAAAAAATATAGAGTTAGAATGGCGCCTACTTTAATAATATTTAAAGATGGGATAAAAGAAACAGTGTTTAAGGCTGGATTAGATTTATTATTACCTACTGATCTAAATGAAATACAAGAGACAATAAACGAAATTAACAATGCAAACAAATTTTAAATTATGTGGAAATTAACTAAACAATACTGGAAAGACATGTGGAAAGCTTTATGGAGCAAAACCACTGTTGATGAAAAAGCTATAGCTACAGTTGGTGAAATTAAAAAAAGATACAAATTAACAGCTCAAGAATTATCAGATGTCGCTGACGCAATAAAAGAAGTTGGCAATCAACTAGGTGATATAGATGATGCTGTAAAAGGAAAAGCAAGAAAAGGTAGAAAAACAAAAAAATAAATGAAAAAAATTATAGCTTTATTACTTATACCGTATTTTTCAATGGCTCAACTAGATATATACGGTTGGGAAGTTCAAGAAGATAAAGCTATGCATTATTTAGCTGGTGTTGCTATAACTAGTATATCTCACGATTTAATTTTTGAGCATACTAAAAGTAAAGAAAAAGCTATAATGTATTCTATAGCTACTACTTTAGCTGTGGCAACTTTTAAAGAAGTTTTTATAGATAGAGGGCATGGTGATGGTAAAGATATAGCGGCTAGTATGTATGGCGCTATAACTGTTGGTGTCGCAATAGAGCTTGATGGCTTATTTAGAAAGAAAAGAAATAAAATAAAATGGAAAAAATAAGTAAACACGTTAGCTATAAGGAAGGCGTGTATAGCAGAACAGCGCAGAGGCTTGGTTTAAAAAATGAACCTACTGAAGATCATTTAATTAATATGCGTGTTATTGCGGAAAAAGTATTTGAACCTCTTAGAGTGCACGTAAACGGTCCTATAAAGATCAATTCGTTCTATCGTGGACCTGAACTTAACAAAGCTATTGGCGGAAGTTCAAAATCACAACATTGTAATGGCCAAGCTATTGATATTGACGACACATTTGGACATGCTACTAATGCTGAAATGTATAATTTTATTAAAGAAAATTTAAACTTTGATCAAATGATATGGGAGTTTGGTACAGATAAAAATCCTAACTGGGTGCACGTAAGCTACGTTAGTGAAGATAAGAACAGAAACAGATGTTTAAAAGCATATAAAGAAAATAACAAAACTAAATACATGATAATATGAGAACAAAAGGATGTGGGCCAAGAAACCTAGGAGCGCCAAAAGGATCACCATTTAAATTAGACCCTGCAACTATTATGACAGTAGCTAGTATGGCAAAAGGAGCTAAAGAAGATAAAGATAGCGGTGACAAAAAAGAAACTACTACTACTACTAAACCAGTAAATCCTAAAGATCTAGATGTAAGCGATCCTTTTGAAGGCGTGCCTTACAGAGGTACACCTTTAAAAGCTTGTTGGAAAACAGGTGGTCCTGGTAACCAAGGTTATGTTCAAAGAGGAATGAAAAAGAAAGGAAATAGAACTGTACCAAACTGTGTACCTAAAGCAAGCGCAAAGTAATGACTTGGTTAGCTAGACAAAGATCTTTACCTTGCCACACATCACCTATTTTAGATAAAGAAGATAGAGAAGCAAGAAGAGCTAAAAGAAAGCAAGCTAGATCAGAGCGTAAAGAATTTAGAGAAGAAAGAAGAGCTGAAAGAAAATCTAGTAAAGAACCTAGA